TCATTGGACTCCGCGCCTCGGGTGAGGCGCGCGTCAAGAGTATCGTTGCGGATCGGCTTCAACAATATCGTCAAGAAGTTGTTGTGGCCCCGCCCACCCCCGCTAAGACCGCTTACCCGGTGTTGGCGGACGTGGCCGCTTCGCAGTTTGGCAAACTGCGTCGCGTGTTCTCGTCGGAGCGCAAGGATAGCGCTTTGCTGTCCGAGCCCATCGATATGCATGTTGTCCCCCAGAGCGGTATGCCGCCCAAGGGGAAGACGCCTGTGTATGCGCGCGCGAGCTCGTCATCCGACACAGTGGTTGGGCCCTCCCAATCATGGGTGCCGGGCTCCTATCCCACTTCCCCCTCTATCCGAGTCTCAGATTCGGAAGAGGACATTGAGTTGTACACCACCTCAATCGAACAGGCTGAAGCTGCCTATCGTCGTCGGGCGATGAAGGGAGGCCCCTCCAACGAGCCAGCCCCCTTTGCACTCGTCGACAACGCGGATGACCCCAGTTCCCTGAGGATTCACGTGCAGCGCGTGCCCGGTGGGGCACATGTCAACATCAAGGATCTTTCGACCGAGGAACTTGAAGAGATCATCAAGTCGACCGACGAGTACATCAAGGCGTATGAAAAACGCCGTGCTCGTTGGAGTCTCATCAAGCGCACGACGGCGGCTGTTGCAGCCGCCGTTGCTGTGGCCGGGACAATTTACCTCGGTATCAAGGTCGCTTTCCCGGCGACGAACATTGCTGAGCAAGCGCAAGCCTACGCTCAACGCAAGGTGCGCAAGCATGTTCATCGCCCGTCCAAGATCGTGCCGCAGATTGGCACTGATCAGAACGCTCAGGCCAACATTCTGGCTATCGGTACACACAATTTGTACTCGATTCACATCAAGCGTTCCGATGGGCGTCTCCAATTCCAAGGCACTACTGTTGCCGTGGATCGCGGTTGCATCCTGGTCCCGTACCACTTCACCGCTGTGTGGGCTGAGCTCGCCGGCAAGGGTGATGAGGATACCGACCTGGATATCGACCGCGACGCGCGTGTGATCTTCACGGGTTGCGCGCCGCGACTCAACAAGACCACTAACCAAGAAGCGCGCGTCAGGCACGACTATTCTGTCGTAGACGCCGCCGAGTTCATGGTTGTGGCCGTCACTCCCAATGAGGAGGACGATCTCGCCCTTGTTGTGGTACCCGATCTTTTCGCGCGCCGCATCATCAACAAGTTCCGCCCTCGTGCGGAGATGCCGGCGAGTGGCGCTTGCGCCCTCGTCGGCCTTGTTGCCAACGACAAGTTGACCATTACGCAATCGCGCACTGGTCGCTTTGTCAAGGAGGCGAATGCGATGAAGTACTCCGAGACCGGCGAAGTTGTCGGTGAGGAGGTCTTCAGCTACGACATCAAGACCAATGCCGGGGATTGTGGGAGCATTCTCACAGCTCTCGACAAGAAGCCAGGTCTCATTATTGGCATTCATGTTGCCGGTGTGAGCAAGGGTTTCACGTCAAGTCGTGGCGCGGCTGTGCTCGTTGACAAAGAGCACATTGAAGCCGCTGTGCACACAGTGCACTCAGCCCTTGGCTTTATCAAGGTGCTCGACCCGCTCGAGCGCGAGGAGGTCAAGAAGGTGGTCGTCAGCCCTGAGGGCGGTATTACGCGCCAAGGCGTCAGCGCCATTGCACGCGTGAAGCCACCCGTTCTCGCGTCGGCCACGGCCATTGTTCCGTCGCCCATTCATGGGAAGACGGGCATTGCGCCCCGTACCGCTCCGGCGCTCCTTCGTAAGAAGGGGGACATTGACCCCATGGATAATGCTATTTGGGGTTACGGGCTTGGTGGCACCTACATCAATGCAAGTCTTTTCGAGGCTTGCGTGGGTGACTACCTTGACATGCTCGCCAAGAATTCCCATGCGCCGGATCCGAGCATGCGTCGCGTCTTCACAAACAAGGAGGCGCTTGACGGACTCGACGGCCATGAGTTCTGCGGGGCCGTTCCCCGCGACACGAGCCCTGGCTATCCGTTCACCCTCGCGTCAAGCAAGATCAAGAAGCTTGCTTTTGGCGGTGAGGATGAGTGCGGGCGCCGCCCTGCTGGCTACGAGAATGACTACGCCAAGCGTGTCTTCACGGCTGCCGATGAGATTATCGAATCGGCAAAGCGGGGTGAGGTCAATCCGGGCATTTTCATGGACTTCCTCAAGGACGAGAGGCGCAAGCTGGATCGTGTAGCCGAGGGTAAAACCCGGCTCATCTCCGGTAGCAGTATCGAGCACGTCATTGCCGTGCGTCGTTACTTCCTCCCGTTCACGGAGTGGTTCATGGAGAATCGCATTGCCAACGAGTCAGGTGTGGGTGTCAACGCCTACTCTGACGATTGGGATGCGATGGCCGACCGCATGGGCGGCGGCAGTCCCGCTTTTCGCGTGATCTGTGGCGATTTCAGTGGTTTTGATAAGACCCTGACCCCCCAGCTCATGCGTATTGCTGCTCGTGCCTCGGACATCTTTTATGCCGATTATGGTTCAGAAGCCCAACGCGTGCGTCATGCGCTCGTGGAGGGAGTCTGCCATTCGTTCCACGTGGATGGTGGTGACCTTTATGTCTGGACGGGCTCGAACCCTTCGGGGTGGGCTCTCACGACTATTGTCAACACCGAGGCCAACTGCGTTTTGATCCGTTGCTCGCTGGTTACGGTCCTTCTCAAGAAGGGCATCCAGTATCGCGTCGCGCTCGAGGTTGTCTTCGACCGCGACAACGTGCGCATTATCGCGTATGGGGACGACAACATGATTTCTATCAAGCGTCACCCTATCCTCGATTTGATCACGGGGCCCGACTTCGAGGCCGCCATGGCCGATCACGGTTTCAAGTATACCGATGCGGCCAAGACTGGCGTTGCCCAGGCTCTTACGCTCAATGAGGCCTCGTTTCTGAAGCGGGGCTTCAAGAAGAACCACCACACGGTCCGCCGTAAGTGGATGGCGCCCCTGGATACGGCCACAATTGAAGAGTCGATCCAGTGGACGAAGAAGTCAGATGCACCATTGTTTGTGCACTGGCAGGAGAACGTCAAGACGATGATGCTCGAGGCTTCTGCCCACGGGAAGGAG